ACCAGGACAGTCCGTTTACTGCCCGACCAGTCCCGATCGATGGTGACTAGTGGCAGCTCGTAAACAAGCGCTACGAGGGGCAACCAAGGCAAGGCTTCACAGTCCACTTCTTAAGGGCAAAACACGCTCAGATGAGATTGCTAAGATGGCTGAGGACTTAGGCACGCCGTTACTGCCGTGGCAGAAGTGGATGCTCGATGACATGATGCGCATCGATGCTAAAGGCAACTACATTCGCAAGACAACCCTGCTTTTGGTAGCACGCCAGAATGGCAAGAGCCATCTCGGGCGTATGCGTGTGATCTGGGGTCTCTTCTATGGTGGCGAGACAAAGCACCTCATCATGAGCTCTAACCGAGCGACTGCTCTCATGACCTTTCGTGAGATTGCCTGGATCATCGAGAATGCACCTCACCTCAAGGCTGGCACTAAGGCAATCCGCTACGCCAACGGCGGAGAACGCATCGAACTGCTAAACGGAGCAACACTTGATTTGGTATCTGATACTCGTGATTCATCTCGTGGACGCACCGCAGATTTTCTCTGGATCGATGAGGTTCGAGAGATTAGCAAGGACGGTTATACCGCAGCCATCCCGACTACTCGTGCCCGTCCCAATTCACAGACCTTGCTTACATCAAATGCCGGGGACGCCTTCTCTGAAACTCTAAACACACTTCGAGAGCGAGCCTTATCCGCACCTCCTAAGTCTTTTGGGTTCTACGAATACTCAGCACCGCAATACTGCAAGATTACAGACCGCAATGCATGGGCAATGAGCAACCCTGCTCTTGGATACACAATCACGGAGGAATCACTTGAAGAAGCTGTGGCAACTAACAAGATTGAAGACATTAGGACTGAGCTTCTATGTCAATGGATTGATTCTCTCCAGAGTCCGTGGCCTCATGGCGTTCTTGAAGCAACTTCCGATGCCACACTCCAAATTCCGATCGGCGGCTATACGGTCTTTGGCTTTGATGTTTCTCCGTCTCGTCGGAATGCAAGCCTCGTTGCTGGTCAGATTATGGGTGACGGAAGAATCGGCGTCGGAATTCTCCAGACGTGGGAAAGTCAAGTCTCGGTAGATGACTTAAAGATCGCAGCCGACATTAAGGGTTGGGCTGATCAGTACCGACCTAAAATGATTTGCTACGACAAGTACACGACGCAATCGATTGCCGAACGCCTTGCCAATGCTGGCCAGATAACCCAGGATGTATCGGGTCAGCAGTTCTATCAGGCTTGCTCTGATCTCCTCGATGGTCTCGTCAATGGTCGCGTAGTCCATAATGGCCAGGAAGAATTGATTAAGCAGATGAATAACTGCGCAGCTAAGACCAATGATTCATCCTGGCGCATTGTTAAACGCAAGAGCGCAGGCGATGTATCCGCACCCATCTCTTTGGCGATGGTTGTATCGATGCTTTTAAAACCACAACAGGTAGCGGCTATTTACACAGAATAAACTATATGTAGTGTATAATTGCCATCTATGGGTATCCTTTCGCGCCTTACAGGTGCAGCGTCAAAGTCTGATATTGAAGCGCAGTATGCACCTCAGGTCTTGGGTGAGTATTCTCCTTATGCGATGCCATTTCAGTTCGCTTATGTCGGTCGCACAGAAGCAATGGGAGTCCCGGCACTAGCTCGATGCCGTAACCTACTGGCTGGCACAATCGGCACGATCCCACTTGAACTTTATAAGAAATCTACTGGCGAAGAATTAGGCAAGCCTCTCTGGCTTGAACAACCTTCATACCATCAGCCACGTTCTGTCACTATTGCCTACACAGTTGATTCACTTCTATTTTACGGACAGGCATTCTGGCAGGTTATTGAGACTTATCAGGAAGATGGCCGTCCTTCACGCTTCGAGTGGATCGCTAACAGTCGAGTAACTGCAACACTCGATCGTGACAACGTATTCGTTAAGTCTTACGCCATCGATGGTACGACAGTACCAATGGACGGCCTTGGATCACTCATCACATTCCAATCACTAAGCGATGGCATTCTTAACACAGGAACATCGACGATTCGTGCAGCTCTTGACATTCAGAAGGCTTCAGTAATTGCAGCGGCGACTCCAATGCCTACTGGCTATCTTAAGAACACAGGCGCAGACCTGCCTCCAGCAGAAGTCCAGGGACTCCTAGCCGCATTCAAAAACGCTCGTCAAAATCGTTCGACGGCCTATCTCACTTCTACTCTAAATTATGAGACAGTCGGCTTCAGCCCTAAAGACATGATGTATAACGAGGCAATCCAAAATCTTGCTACCGAGATTGCTCGTCTTTGCAACGTCCCTCCTTATTACGTCTCAGCAGATCAGAACACAACGATGACTTATGCCAACGTAACAGATGAGCGTCGCCAGTTCCTCACGCTATCCCTACAGCCATTTATCTCAGCCATCGAGGATCGTCTATCTATGGATGACATTACGGCTCGTGGCAACATCGTCAAGTTCGACATCGATAAGAATTATCTGCGCACAGACCCATTGCAAGAACTAGCAGTCATCCGTGAACTTCTTGATCTTCAGTTAATTACTCAAGAGCAAGCGATGGAAATGACAGACCTAACACCTAACGGAAGCGAAGGAATGATATGAGCGAGATGCTTACATTCTCGGCAGAACTTACTGCAGATAGCGCAGCACGCACTATTTCTGGCAAGATCGTGCCATTCAATGGCGAGGTAGGAAATACCTCCGCCGGGGCAGTTGTCTTTGAGCGTGGCGCGATTAATATCGCTGACTCATCTAAAGTGAAGCTCTTACTAGAGCATGATCCAAAGCAGCCAATCGGCCGCGCTCAATTCTTTAACGAGACAGAAGATGGAATCTTTGCATCTTTTAAGATTTCTAAGTCATCCCGTGGCACAGATGCTCTCATCGAAGCCTCAGAAGAACTTCGTACTGGTCTTTCAGTCGGAGTTATGGTCAATGCAGCAAAGCCTAAGAATGGCGTTCTGTATGTATCGAGTGCTGACCTACTCGAAGTAAGTTTGGTTCAGGCAGCAGCCTTTAAGTCTGCAGCCGTAACCGATATCGCGGCATCTGAAGATGAAGCCGTTGAAGAAACCCTACCAACAGAAAGCGAGACAGCCACAGTGGAAACCACTCCAGCAGTCGAAGCAACACCTACAGTTGAGGCTGCCGCAGTTGAAGCTGCTCGCCCTGCTGTAACAGCAATGGCTTATACAAAGCCACGCATTGAAGTAACAGCTGCAAAGTATGCAGAGAACACAATCCGTGCAGCACTCGGAGACGACGCAGCTCGTCAATGGATCGCCGCTGCGGCAGATACATCAGACAACAGTGGCCTAGTTCCTACACGCCAGTTGTCAGAAATCATCAACCCACTCGGAACAACAATCCGCCCATCAATCGATGCAATCTCTCGTGGAGTGCTTCCTGATGCAGGTATGACATTTGAGATTCCAAAGATCACACAGATGCCAACAGTTGCAATCGAGCCAGAAGGCGATGCGTTCAGCGACACAGATCAGAACTCAAGCTTTCTTTCAGTATCAGTACAGAAGTACGCTGGACAACAGACATTCTCTGTAGAATTGCTAGATCGTACATCTCCAGCATTCTTTGATGAACTTGTTCGCAACATGGCTGCAGCATACGCAAAGGCAACCAACGCAGCAGTAAACGCTGCACTTATCTCAGGTGCAACTGCAGATGCGACAACAACAGTCACATACCCAACTGCAGCAGAACTTCTTGGAATTGTCGCTCGCGGTTCAGCATCTGTATATGGTGCAACTGCAGGTCTTCCAAATCCATTCGCTCGCAACATGGTCGTATCAACAGGACAATGGTCTAACATCATGTCACTCAACGATGCAGGCCGTCCAATCTACACCGCTTCACAACCAATGAACGCAGGCGGAGCAGTTGCTCCAACTTCACTCACAGGTAACGTTGCTGGACTCAACCTCTACGTTGATCCAACTAACGCTGGCGATGGCGATGGAACAATCCTCATCGTAAACCCAGATGCGTACACATGGTACGAGTCACCAACATACCGCCTACGCGCAGAATCAACTGCAGCAGGACAGGTAACAATCGGCTACTACGGCTTTGGAGCAATCGCTACAAAGGTCGCAGCAGGCGCATTCAAGAACAACAAGGCGTAAGCCACCCCTAAGTCGCTGGCGGCGGAGTGCCCTTCTCCGCCGTCAGTCTTTAGAAAGGATTAGCATGGCACTCACAACAGTTGCAGAGCTTCGCACCGCCCTAGGCGTTGGCACTCTCTACGCTGATGCAGTCTTGCAGCAAGTCTGCGACGCCGCAGATAACGTCTTGCTACCTTTCATCTGGAATAACACATTCTTTAACATCGCACATGAATCAACTGCGACTACCGCAAAACTTTACTTTGCAGAAAACATCAAAGAACATTTTTATGTCGGTCAGACAGTCGTCGTAAACGGCAACGAATCTCACCTCAATGGCAGCAAAACCCTTACAGAGGTCAGCGATCACACGATCGGCTATAACATCAATAATGGCGTAGTCCAGCCTAAGCATTACTTGAACCCTTATGGCTCAGTAAACGCTGGAACTGCACTTGATCCAGCAACAGTCCCGGCGATCCAAGAAGCGGCACTTATGATCTCAATCGATATCTGGCAGTCTCGCCAAGCTCCATCTTCAGGCGGAGTCACAATCGATGGCTACCAGCCTTCTCCTTACCGCATGGGCAATACCCTTCTAGCGCGTGTTCGTGGATTACTTGCACCTTATCTTGATCCGAGATCGATGGTGGGCTAATGGCCGCCATATCAACCCTTCGCGCAGGAATCGCCGCAGCTCTTACCGATAACACAAAGTATTCAGTTTTCTCATTCCCACCTGCAACACCTATTGCCAACAGCGTTATAGTCGCACCTGCTGATCCTTATATTTCACCATCTAACGGCTGGCATTCAACTATTTCGCCTATGGCCAATTTCGTAATTTCCGTCATGGTTCCTTTGCTCGATAATGAAGGCAACCTTAACGGGATGGAAGATAACATCGTCCGGGTTTTCAACCTGCTCGCTGCATCGACCTACACCTACAACGTGACAGAAGTATCGGCTCCAGCCGTACTCAATGCCGCGTCTGGTGATCTACTAACCTGTAATATCAATATCTCAGTCCTAACGAGTTGGAGTTAACATGTCCGAGTGGGAAAAAGAGCAAGAAGCCTTCCTGATCAAGATCGGGCAGGTAGCACCATCAGCACCAAAACCATCTACTAAGAAAGACGAGGAATAACCTAAATGGCTGTATTTCTAAACAACAAGGTCGGCGTGAAGGTTAACTCTGTCGATCTTTCAGACCACGTTACCGCAGTAACACTTAACCGATCATTCGATGAGCTAGAAGTAACTGCAATGGGCGATGGCGGACATAAGTTCGTTAAAGGCCTTGAGGCATCATCTGTCACAATCGACTTCCTTAACGACACCGCATCAGCCAACGTCCTTGCAACCCTTCAGGCTGCATGGGGAACTAACGTCACAGTTGTTCTACTCCAGGAAAAGGGAACCGCAGTATCTGCGACTAACCCTCTCTACACAATGACTTGCTTGATCAACGGCACAACCGATATCAACGGCGCAGTCGGCGACCTCGGTACTCAATCATTGACATTCAACGTCTCTGGTACAGTAGCAGTTGCCACAACAGGCACATTCTAAGAAACTAAACAAAGGGGCATAGCATGGCAAAGTTAATAGTCACGATGGCAGACAACACAGTCACCGAGATCGAGATCACTCCTCGATTAGAGTACGCGTTCGAGCTATATGCTAAAAAGGGATTTCACAAAGCATTCCGCGATGATGAAAAGCAGTCAGATGTCTATTGGCTTGCATGGGAAGGCCTTCGACTAAGTGGAGTCACAGTCAAGCCATTCGGCGCAGACTTTCTCGAAACTCTCAAGAGTGTAGAGGTTGCAGAGTCTGACCCTTTGGCCTAGGCAGGGATAGCATCCACTATCTCATCGCTCGATTGAGCATTGAGACGGCTATCCCTCCACAATACTTAATAGATTTAGATCCATCGATGCTTCAGATGCTACTCAAAGCATTGAAGGATAGAGCAAAGGAGCAGGCAGATGCCTACAGAGCTAAAAGGCGCTAGTGCGCTTCGTAAGGCTCTTAAGCAATTTTCGCCTGATCTTGACAAAGAAACTCGTGATGAGATGGTCGGATTCCTCAAGCCAGTAGTAAAGAAGGCTAGAGGATTTCTTCCATCTAACTCAGAGGCTCCATCGGGATTTGTAAAGCATGAAGTAAAGACCGCAAAGTTCCCGATGTACGATGCAGCAGAGGCTAGACGAGGCGTAGGCTACAAGCTGACTCCTACTAAGCCTAACCGACAAGGATGGGTGCAGTCAGTATCCATCCACAATAAGACGGCAGCAGGTGCAATCGTCGAGACCGCAGGACGTAAGTCTGGAATGACTGGCAATTTCTCACCAAGATTTGCAGGATCATTTGCAGGCCGCGCCAAGATGCAAGGTCGTGCAATGTTTAAGGCTTATGATCAAGATCAAGGCAAGGCCAAGGTCGGCGTAATCCGAGCCCTAGAGAAGGCCGCCGCTAAGTTCAATGCGAAAGGTATCTAATGGCTGAGTTACGGATTCCGATTGTCGTCGAGAATAAAGGCAAGAAGGCACTTGGCGACACCAGTAAAAGCGTTAGCGCCCTTGATAAGGGAGTAAAGCGATTAGGCAAGAGTCTTGTAGCAGTCTTCGGAGCCCAGCAGCTTCTTAAATTTGCTAAGAATGCATCAAAAGCTTTTATCGAAGACGAGAAGGCAGCCAATCGTTTAGCCCTAGCAGTTAAGAATCTTGGCCTAGAGTTCGAGGCTCCGCGCATTGAGCGTTATATCTCTGACCTTTCTCGCATGTCTGGCGTTACAGATGATCAACTTCGTCCGGCAATGCAACGCTTATTGCAGACTACTGGATCAGTTACCAAGGCTCAGGAATTACTCGCTCAGGCTACAGATATCTCAGCAGGTTCTGGCATTGATTACGAAACAGTCGTAAGCGATCTAAGTCGAGCCTATGTAGGCCAGACTAGAGGCCTTACCAAGTACGCGCTAGGCGTTAGCGTTGCAGAGTTAAAGACCATGAAGTTCGCAGAAGTGCAAGAGAGATTAAACAAGCAATTCTCTGGCGCTAGTGCAGAGTTTCTAACTACTTACGCTGGCAAGTTACAACTACTCACAACCGCCGCAGGAGAAGCCAGCGAAACAATCGGTGGGGCTTTAGTTGATTCTCTGGTTTCAGTATTCGCAGCAGGCGATACAACTAATTTCGTCAATCAGATTGACACATTAGCGACCAAGATCGCTGACACAGTAGCAGCAGTCGTATTTGGATTCCAGAAGCTCTATGTGCTTACTAGCGACAGAGCAATCCTTGCAAGTTTCAACCCATTTGATGACTATGAGAAGAATGCCTTAGCAGCGATCGAGGCGGCAGAAAAGGCGGCTAAGTTCCGTCGTAATATGCCATCAATGGGATACCAAGGCTCACAGCCAATGAATATCTATGAAACATCTGCTCAACGCACAGCGCGAGTCAAGGCCGAAAGAGATGCTGCCAAACGCGCTAAGGAATTAGCAGCGACGGCAAAGAAGACACTCGATACACAGAAGAAGCAGAATGCGCTTACCAAGGCTTCACAGACTTTAGACCTAGAGCGTATTGGTATCGCGGCAGCCTTGCAGGGGCAGATCAGCGAGACAGATCGCCTATCTCTAAACCTTCAACTAGCATTGCTAAATAAAAATGATGCAGTTGCAACTAAGTTAGCAGCAGAATTAGAGTTATCAATTCAGCGCCAGAACGCACTAGCAGCAGCTCTTAAGGCTACGCCAGAGGCGCCAAACCCTTACCGCAACTGGGTTATTCCAGGAATGTCTGCAATAACTTCACAAGCGCCAGCCTCAGTCGGTGGAAGCGGCGTCATTCCTGACTTTAACGTTCCTGCTAATTCATTCAGTCAAGTCGGGCCTATGGGTGGATTAGGGGCAGGAGTTATTGCAGGAGTCAATCCTCAACCTGTCATCAACGTAGTTGTAGAAGTTGCAGGCGAAGAAGTAGCGGCAGTCATTACTCAGCAACAGACCAATAAATCTCTATCAGGATCATTCGTCGGCGTAAATCGTACTGCCAGATTTGGCACTAGGGTAGATGAAGGATGACCCTTCCAGCAACGATCTCGGTATCTTTTGACTTTAGCTCTGGAGCAACCTTCGGGCTAGGCTTCGTACTTGGTGACTCTGTCAATGGAGTTCTAGGTACTAGCAAGTTCGGAGATTCCCCGGTCGCAACGCCTACCATCGATCTCAGTTCTCAGACTCGACAGATCAAGATCAGCCGTGGACGCAACATTATGCGAGACACATACGAGGCAGGCAACTGCACAGTACGCGTCATCGATCAGGACGGCTCATTCAATCCACAGAATCCAGCAAGCCCATACTTCGGCTATCTGACTCCACTCCGAAAGATTCGTGTTGCAGCAACTACGGCTACCGCGCAGGAATTCCTATTCTCTGGCTATGTCACAGATTACAAGTACACCTATCCGACTGGTCAGGAATTAGGCTATGTCGATATTAGCTGCGCCGATGCCTTTCGTCTCTTTGCTATGGCTAACGTCACCACAGTAGCAAGTGCGACGGCAGGCCAGACCACAGGTACACGCATTGACAAAATTCTAGATCAGGTAGACTTTCCATCTACTATGCGATTTATTGACACAGGCTCGACCACAGTTCAGGCCGATCCAGCCACTTCTCGATCAAGCCTGTCAGCGATTCAGGTTGCAGAGTTTACCGAGCAGGGAGCCTTCTTCGTACTGCCAGCAGGAGAAGTCGAGTTTAAGGATCGCGCAGATGTAGTGGCATCACTAGCTGCTGCACCTATTGAGTTCAATCAATCAGGGGGCATTCCATACGCTGATCTCAAGTTCGCCTTCGATGACAAGCTCATCATTAACCAAGCCGTTATGAAGCGTATCGGTGGCAGTTCAGTCACCTCTGAAGACGTGGAT